ATCTATATCCATTAGACAAGAATTCGTTTAATCTTTCTTGACGAATTCTTGTTCTGTGTTTTCCATTTGTTACACAAATCATACCTATTAATGATTTTCCTCCAAGAGAAGCGTATTCAGATCTTTTTTCTTTATTGAAAATTGCAATTCCAGCTTTCATTTGTGATTGTGCGCCAATTTTACCACCTAATGATGCATGTTCTTTAAATTTGTCTGGATTGTGAATACCAATCATATTCTTGATTTGCGTGGCTGCACCCATACGCCGCCATTCATTTCGTTCTTCTAAAGACTTTGAGAAAAATCCAATGTCATTATCTCTGCAATATTCACCAGTTATTTTGCGCTGATGCGATGTTAAATTTGCACCGAGCATATACATAGCCCTTAAATCATTTGGAGATTTATAAATTTTCCATAGTAAATAATGCGCAATAATGTGTTCTCTTATTGTCAAATATGTAAAATTAGAAATGTCATCAGTTCCACCAGCATGTTTAGGAATAATATGGTGCCTATGTAAATTAGAACTAGGTTTCCATTCATTTATGATTGTACTTTTACTCATACATAGATTATACTAAACTTTATCGTAGAACATTGGTTTCTCCTAAATTATCGCCTGTACCGGCTAACTTATTTATACTCTAAATTGAAAAATATGACTTGGATCACAAAAGAAATAAAAATAAATGACATTGAGTCTATGCTAGAAGACTATGATGTTGAAGTAGATTCTCCAGATGGGTTTGTCCCAGTATCTCTATTTGTTGATAAGGGAGAATGGGACGAGTTTAAGTTGACAATGCTGGATGGTCGCACTATTCACGTCAACGAAAATCATCTATTTGAAACCGACTCAGGTTGGCAGTATGCTAAAGATTTAGTTGATACTGGTGTTAATACATATATTAGCGATACTGGCACTTCACTTGGTATTTTGACAAAAACTGGAAATCGTATTCCCATTGTTGATATTCAGGTAGAACACGAGAATCATAGGTATTATACTAATGGAGTATCATCGCATAATACTGGCGTGGGCAAGAGTTTGTTCATGTGTCACGTCGCCGCTGGCGCTTTAATGCAAGGTAAGAACGTACTGTATATTACAATGGAAATGGCAGAAGAACGTATCGCTGAACGTATCGATGCTAACTTGCTTAACATGACAATGGAAGAACTTAGTAAAGTTACTAAGGACATCTACGAGACTCGTCTTGGCAAGTTGATCAAGAAAACTGCTGGTAAGTTAATCGTTAAGGAATACCCCACAGCAGCAGCTCACTCTGGACACTTTAAAGCATTGCTTGAAGAGTTGAAGATGAAACGTAACTTCATGCCAGACTTAATCGTTATTGATTATCTAAACATCTGTTCTTCTGCTCGTATGAAAGCCGGTGCTGGAGTTAATTCATACACCTTCATTAAGTCTATTGCAGAAGAACTTCGTGGTCTAGCCGTTGAGTATAATGTACCAATCCTTAGTGCAACTCAAACTACTCGTAGTGGATTTGGTAATACCGATGTTGGACTAGAAGATACTTCTGAATCATTTGGTCTTCCAGCAACTACTGACTTTATGTTTGCGTTAATCTCCACTGAAGAACTTGAGAATCTTAATCAGATCATGGTTAAACAACTTAAGAATCGTTATAATGATGTGAACTATTATAAACGATTCGTTATTGGTGTTGATAGATCTAGAATGAAATTATATGATGTTGAAGAATCAGCGCAGAAGAATATATCTGATGCTGGTCAAGATGATGGCCCTGCCTTTGATAAGACTTCATTTGGTAAAAGGATGAAAAGTGCCGGTGACGGGTTTACATTTTAATCGTAATGTGTTATAATTGTTATAGGAGAATATATGTCAACTAATTGGGTAAAAGACATGCAGGATATGCATGCAAAATTTGGTGTTAACACCGTGATTCGTGGATTGGATAAAGCAAAGCTTGCTGCATTCATTCAATTTCGCATTAAGTTCTTGCAAGAAGAACTAGATGAAATGATCGTATCAGACAATGGTGATGATACAGTTGATGCATTGATTGATCTTTGTGTGGTTGCTATTGGAACACTTGATGCGCTAGATGTTAACGCATATACTGCTTGGGATCGAGTGCTAACAGCAAATATGACAAAAGAAATCGGTATTAAAGCGAGTAGACCTAATCCACTGGGATTACCAGACTTGATTAAACCAGAAGGTTGGATTGCTCCAAGTCACGCTGATAATGTTGGATTGCTAAGTAAGGTACAAAAGTAAATGTTTTCTCTCACCGTGTTTAAATCAATCTTTGATAACAAGACGGATACTCGTATTGACTTTGAAACCTTTGAAAAGTTTGAGAAGTCTTTATATTATCTTTCTACTATTAAAGGTTATAAAGCTAAGCGCGGTGAGTTTGTAAAGCATGCATCTCCTCTTATTTCACCAGCTGTCTATAAGCCTGATACTACTAGAGCAAATGCAAACGTAATTGAATGGGCAGGCTGGGCCGCCCTTGATGTTGATAGTCACACCTTTGAAGGAGACCTTGAAAATGCATTGGCTAATTTATATCCTGACATTTATTTCGTTTGTTATTCTACTGCTAGCAGTACTCGCTTGGCACCTAAGTTCCGTCTCGTTTTTCCACTTGCGAGATCTATTAGGAGTGAGGAAATCAAACACTTCTGGTTTGCACTCAATACAGAATTTGGCATGGTGGGAGATACACAGACTAAAGATCTATCTAGAATGTATTACGTCCCTGCGATATATCCTAATGCTCATAATTTTATCTTCAGTCATCGCACTGATAAGTTTCTTGATGTTGATGCTCTTTTAAGCAAACACCCGTTTACTGCTCCAAGTACATCTAGTTCTTTTATGGATAGACTACCCGAGAGTATGCAAAAAGAAATAATTAAGCATCGTCAACAAAAACTATCAGAAGATAAAAAAGAATTTGAATGGACATCTTACAACGATTGCCCATTTTTAAGTAAGCATCTAATTAGTGATTATAAAAGTATTTCTAGAGTAGATGGCTCAGGTCGATATTCTATGATCTATAAGATAATGACTAGCATTGCATGTAATGCTATTAAACGTAAATACCCCATCACTGAATATGAAATTGTTGATATCGTTCGTAATCTGGATCGTGACACTAGCAATCGCTATGCTAAGCGCCCTCTTAATGTTGAAGCTTCCAGGGCTATCGAATTTGCATATAGAAACGTTTAGTTGTTTACTTTAATTCGTTCTTATGGTATAATAAAATTATACTTAATAGGAGTACTATATGAATGATCGCGATTATAACAATCTGCAATTCTTGCTCACATCGAGTGAAGATGTCATCGCAGATTGGTTTTTAAAAACCAGTGTAGATGATATTGAATATGCTATGCAAATTATGCTTATGGCAGGTGAAGAGATGAGAGCTATCTCTTCTGAAATTCACGACGAAAATGAAACTTTTGAAGAAGCTAACGCAGTATTATCAAGATTCCGTCTATGACTAATCAAGAAACGCTTGGCACTATAGGTGAGATCTATTATCAAGCTATCTTTGGCGGTCTTCTTTCCGAATACAAGTATGATGGCAATAAAGACCTCGTGCAAGTAGATGGGCTTCAAGTCGAAATAAAAACACAGAGCCGCTTACGTGGTTCTAATGCGTTCACTGTTAATAAAGCAAATGCGAACAACTTAAAGAAATGTTTGTATGTTGATAGATTAATTTTTATAGAATATAGCCTTAGTGATATAATAATTATATACGAATGCACTGATCGTAGAAGTGTATTTGGCACCCTTACAGCTGATGGCCGAAACATGGCATGCTGGCCTATCAATCAAATGCAAGTTCTTAAAAAAGTAAAACACCCAAAACTCGCAGAAATCATGCGCAACTTCTCTAACTCTGAAACTCTAGGACATTTTGAATGAAAGAAAATCAATACTCACGCGAATCAGCAAACATTCTCCTTGAAGCTGCAAAACTTCAAGAATCGAAAGGCCGTGATTATAACAACGCAGTATCCAGCGTCCAGCAAGCAGATTACTATCCACGTGGCGTGTATTCTATTCTAGACATTGTGAATGCAAAATATCTTCGTATGGTTTCAGTTCTCGAGACTATGGAACACGGTGGTAAAGTTAATTTTGAATCCGTTGAAGATTCCGCGATTGATCTTATTAACTATGCATCATTTGTAGTTGCATATATTCGTGGTGAAGTTCCAGGCCAATTGACTAACAAAGATATCTTCAATAAAACCATGAGTAAAGAAACTCATCCAACTAATTCACTGACTCCAAACAAGTTTAAAGCAACGCGCTTAGAATCAACTCCTATTGACGTTGATTGGGCTAATGCAAAAACTGGAACAGTTCGTGCTCAATTTAACGATCGTTGATATGAATACTGTACATGATATTCGACAAAAGCTTGCCACGCTTTACAAAAAAGGCGAGTTTGTAACTGATAAGTCTGGTGTAAAAACTGTTGAGATTATGAATGCAAACTTCATGGCCACATCACCTCTTATCTTTGGCGCTGTCAATGAAGACTATGTTCAGCGTGAACTAGCATGGTATAACTCTGAATCATTGAATGTTAATGATATTCCCGGTGGACCTCCAGCAATCTGGAAACAGGTCGGCGATAAAGACGGGTTTATTAATAGTAACTATGGTTGGTGCGTCTATTCCGCTGATAACAACTATCAGTTTGATCACGTTGTAACTGAACTTGAAGAACGCCCTGATTCCCGTCGTGCCATTATGATCTACACTCGTCCTACGATGTGGGGTGATCATAATAAGAATGGTCGTTCAGACTTCATGTGTACCAACACAGTTCAATACATGGTGCGTGATAATAACGTACATGCTATTGTTAACATGCGTTCCAATGATGCATGGGCTGGATATCGCAATGACTACGCATGGCAAATGCATACATTGATTGCTGTAGCAAAATCGCTTAACTCTCGTGGTAAAGATTATTTGCTTGGTGATATTTACTGGAGCGCTGGGTCACTTCACATTTATGAACGTCAGTTCTATTTGATTGACAACTATATCAAAACTGGTGACTTATCTATCTCTAAAGAAGAATATGACAAATTGGTCTAAACGATATCTCAGCTTAGCAAAAGAAGTTTCTACTTGGAGTAAAGATCCTAGTAGAAAAATTGGTGCTATCGCTGTAGGATCTAAAGGTCAGATTTTATCTCAAGGCTATAATGGATTCCCTCGTGGAATTGATGATACTCTTGAAAGATATAATGACCGTGAAACAAAGTATAAATACGTCGTCCACGCAGAAATGAATGTAATTTATAATGCAACGTTTAATGGGGTATCCTTAGACGGAGCTTCATTGTACGTGTATGGGCTTCCAGTTTGCTCCGAGTGTGCTAAAGGTATTATCCAAGTTGGTATAAAGAACGTCATCATCTTCACTGATGACGTGGTTCCAGAAATTTGGACTAAAATGTATAATTTGTCGTGGAGTATGTTTATAGAAAGTGGCGTTCAATGTGAATGGATTCATGACTAACGAAGAAGTTTTAAAATTTTATGATGAATTGGTTGAACACTATGGCGATGAACTAGTTGACTTTGAACACTGCCCAATTACATTCGCTCATCAAATTAAATTATACAAATATTATAAGGTGACTACATGAAAATAGCAATCATCATGGGCCGTGGCATTGAAGGCTGTGGCGTAACTAAATTTACCGTTGAGCAAACTAAATGGTTTGCAAAGAATGGTCATGAATTTACTGTGTTCTCTTCTAAAGATAAGTCATGGACTCGTAAGAACGCGCATGATGTGTCAAACGTTGTTCAACTTAAATTTGCAAAACCAGAAGAAACTGATAAACTCATTGCGGGTTGTAATGCCGCCGATGTTGTTATTATCAATAGTCTACCATCGATAGGTCATTCTGAAGACTGTATCACTCAATTTAAACGAGCATTAAATGAAATCACTAAACCAATTGTTCTTATTCAACATGACCATTCTGCGCTATCAATTCGTCGTAATGCTGCAATCAATGAGTCTATTGGAAAAGCTAGTGTGCTCTTTGGCCATAGTTCTACTAATGATTTCGCTCGTATCGTTGAGTCTTCAACTGGTGGCGGTGGTTTAGCAGGGTTTTTCGGTGAAGATAATTCTAAGAGTATTCTAAACTTTCAACCAGGCATGGACTTTGATTCTGTTCGTGCTAAGTATTGGTTGCCCATCGAACAGACTAATCCTATAATGAATAAATGGGTTGGACGTACTACTTCTTGGAAAGGTTACGTTCAGATGTTTAAATTCCACAATGAATTTTTACGTCCAGGTGGATATATCACAACCTTTGAAGGTATTGAAAAGTCACCAGCATACTTAGCATTCCGTGAGTTGTCTGAATTTAATCCTCATATCAATGATAAAATTACAGATATTGCATTAAAGACTAATGAACCTGCATATGTATTTGGACCATACATTAATCATGAAATGCTTCAACGTATGGCACTATGCGGATTTGGTTATCAACTATCTGCATTGGATGGACGATACATTGAACGATCAATTGAGTATACTCATTGTGAGGTTGCGTGTACTGGCGTAGTTCCTGTATTTCGTAAGGCTTATGGCGAACGTTGTACTCATCGATCACTTGGCGATAAACTAATTAATTGCAAAGACACCGGTACAATTTGGCTTGATGATAATAACATGCAGCCTGCGTATGAACTACTAAATAAGTTGGCCAAGGATGATATCATGAGAAACGAATATCGTGAAATGGCATTTGAATTTTATAAACAACATCAAGATTCTCAACATACCTTTGATGAGATGATGGTACAAATCGAAAATAACTTATGACCTTTAAACATGCAAGTATAGTTCCACTAATTGGTGGCGAAACACTTGGTCAAATGGCAGCATTTGGAACTAAACCAGATTACCTACTTTCATATTCACCATTTAGTAGTAACGATTCACATCTTGTTAATCACTTAAAGGATGTTCCATATATCTTACTTGATCAGGGTGGAACTCATCCTCATTACGTAGATGTTGTTAATGCAGTTTGTCCATGCGCAGGATTATCTTCATTGTCTCCATCTGCAAATTCTGACTCAGCCGTTAACGATTGGTTGACAACTACTGCTAAGTATGTACTAGAAGAAATGAAACCAAAAGTTTTGTGGGGTGAAAATGCACCACGATTTGCCGGTGCAATGGGTAAACCAATCGTAGATAAACTTCATAAGCTTGCAAGCGACAATGGTTATACAATGTCAATCTATCGTACTAAGTCACTATTGCACGGCCTTAGTCAAGTTCGTGAACGTTCATTCTATTTCTTTTGGCAAGGTACAACCATTCCAATCTTTAATTACTTTGATCGCCCAAATAAAAAGATTGAAGATCTTCTAACTGAAGTGCCAAAAGACGCTACTCAGAACGAAGTTACAAATAAAAGAATCCCATCAAAAGATGATCCTTATTATCGTTATGTGCTAGAAGAACTTGAAGGCGGTATCACCCACGCAGAGTTTGCTTCTAAGATCAATCTGTCATATGACATTCTTAATTACATTGAATCTAAGACTAACTATCTAGAGGTTAAGAAGTGGGCTGAAAAACAAGGTCTCACTAAAATGGCAGCTAAGTGCCAGGTGATGCATGACAAACTCGCCGCTGGTGGTAACATCATGAGACGTTCTTCTTATGTTCCAAAGAACTATAGCGGTGCATTCGTTGGACACCTTCCCATGAGTATGACTCATCCTGTAGAAGATAGGTATCTAACATATCGTGAATGTATGGCAATGATGGGATTGCCAAATGACTTTGAATTGTTAAGTCCTGCTAAGAATCTAAACCACATTTGTCAGAACGTACCAGTTGGAACTGCTACTGATATGGCTATGGAAGTTAAAGCATCGTTGGAGGGTAAGCGTGATAGAGTGAATGCTTCATTGCTTTATCAGTTTAACAACAATAAGACATATGAGATTCGAGACACTGAACCTATACAAAGTCTAGAAGAATTCTTCTAATAAAATGCCCTTCGGGCATTTGTAGTTTATAATAAATAGAATTAGAAACTTTATAAATGGAATAATCATGACGGCGAATACGATACTATCAGACATTAACGAACTATATACTGGATATGTGTTGAATGGCAACAAATGGTATGACAGTGAAGCTCAACGCCAATATAATATTCGTGTAGGTCAAGCGCAACCAGATGAAGTTGCAGATGCAATTGGTAAAGCTAAAGTCATGGCCGAAGAGTTTTTAAAATGGGCTAAAGCTAATAAGTATTCTAACAATGTAAAAGGTGTATGGTGGACAGCTAGACCGGGATCTATGAGTTCTGCATTTGGTTCGCCAGTTGATCAAAAAAAGAATCCAACAGATATTTTAGTGCAGTTTACTTCTGGTCCAATTAATGGATTTTTAGGATTATCCGCAAAAGCTACTAAAGGCAGTGGCGATATTGGATTTAAGAATCCAGGTCTTGGCACAGTAGATAGAAATCTAGGACTTAAATTAGCAGATGAATACGCTAATCAGAGCAAACAAACTATTGTTAAATTTGCTTTGCCAGAAGCGGCACAGGCTCGTAAAGAATATATTCGTAAGAATCCTGGTATTAAAAAACACACAGAAGCGATTGGTTCTAGTATATTATCTGCAATGAGAGATGAGATGTTAGTAAGATTAAATAAGTTTAATCAAAAAGATCTTATGAAGTATCTATTGACTGATTGGATGGATGCTGATATAGTATCTCCTCCATATGTTAAAGTTACTGGTCAAGGCAATAAGCAACCATATAAAGCAGTAGTAATGGATCCAACAGATAATGAGAAACTTAATGCATTATCTAAATAT